TAACTGAGTTTACTTCGGCAGTATCGAAAGCGATCACAGAGCGGTTAACATAGCGGTCACTACCTTTGTAATACGATGCTATCTCTAAGATTTCATCTCTACCGGTATTCATGTTAGAGTACTCTGAATATATAGTAGCGTCTTTTTCGGGGAATATTTTAAATACTGCCATGCTTTCTTGTTAAAAAGTTACGATTCTACCTTCTATATCTGTATCTGGGTATTTGATTTCAAAAATACACGGGTCATACGAAGGGTATACTATGTTATTCTTTGTAGCGCCTTTCACATCGTACCCGTACTCTGAGTAGTTGCCTCCAGCTTTATTAAATACTTCTACATTCTGTACAGTTTGTACACCTTTTACTTTATCAAGTAGAGTGTATATCTTAGATAAATTAATAGGTTGATTTATACTCAATTTAGTAATGTTTAAGTAGTCTTGGATCGCTTGTGTACATTTTGTTAAAACATCTTTAGCGGTTGCTGATGGGCGTAATACAATCTCATACCTAACTCCTATATTAACTACGAACGCGTCTTTTATGTTGATAGCGTCAGTAATTAATCTATACTGGGATAAATAAGTTTTTAAGTTTGTCTTTAATGTAGAAGAAGCTGTTGTAAGCTGCTTTTCACTATTGTACGAGAGTACGTACATTGATAGTGAGAGTGGGTTACTGTCCACAATACTGTCTCGTTGACTTTTAACACTGGTTAATTGATCCTGTGTAACAAATACTTTTGCAATAGAGCCGAATCGCGGAGGAAGAGTCAAAGCTCTAACTGTGTAATCTTCCTTAGTAACTGCTCTTAATTGTGAGTTAAATGCTTGGATTGAATTCTGTCTTAATTCTTCAATAGAATCTCCATCTTTACCTCCAGTTGCAGACTCTGGGTTGTTTACTGAGAATGTATCTTCGTATCCGGTTTGGATTGCAGTTCTTGTAGATGATATTACAGTTGTAAGTGAATCTGCTTGAACGTTTGATCCAACACCTCCTCCTACTAAGTACCTGATGGTCAGCTCTGATGATGGTGCTAAACCGTATGCTCCGGTATGCATAAAGTTAGAAGGATCATATGCAATATCGATCTTACTTACTCCGTTAACAGTACCTAGTCCTACATTAGTTGGGTCTGGGGTGATTACTGTATCATCATTTCCAGGTTGACCTGCTCCGAACTGTAACTGTAAAGCACCGGTTGACGTAAATCTAGTAACAAACCTACGGGGTACTTTCTGTATGTTAAGTGAATACGGAACTAAATTATTGTCTGAAGCTATGTTGGTTGTTTCTTCAAAAACACTATCTTGTGCTAAATAAGGTACTTCAGTCCAGGAATTTGCATCGTTATCAGTAATATCTAGAACCCCAATAATATTTGTATCGTTAATCTCAATTGTTTTAAACTTCTCGATACTGTCTATTGATACAGTAGTGGTTTTTATCTCTGCTGAGATAGCTTTTACTTGTTTTTTAAGTAAAAACTTTGTAATATTTCCTGCTGTTGTTTCGTATATTGATACTGTAGTTGGATCGTAAGATGATGAGAAGCTAAAATTAACTTTATCTTGAATTAAAAACTGAACCGGTGGGTTAGTAGCACTCTGTATTACTGCGTTATTATCTAATGTGATAGCGTAGTCATAATCTGGTACTGCGTTGGTACCCGCGTTTTTAGAAGGTACTTGTTGATATACATCCAACGTTACAATTGCTGCTGAGGTTGTTTTCGGAGTGTACCCCATCATGTATGCTAAACTGTATAGGTTCCCAGGTTCTTGAGCGTATTGAAGAAATGTTTCTTGTAGCTGTATATCTTGGTAGAAAGAGAGTATGTCTCCAACATAAGAAGCCATCTCTACAAACATCATGCCGGGTGATGTAGGTGAGAAGTCATTATACGTATCTGGAAAGTAGTTTTTAGCGTAGTCAATTAACTGTTGACGGAAATCGCTAAAAGTCTTATTTGAATATTGAATCTCTCTTTCTTGTGCCATTACTGTTCAAAGTTAATTGATATTTCATCTTCTATGTTAGTTTGTACTACAGAGTATTTTAATTCAAGATTGACTAAGTTGTTATCTGGTATAGCGTTGATCTCAAAAGAGCTTACTTTTACTCTAGGGAAATATAACTCCAGGTTTTTAGATATATTTAATTTCAGTTCCTGTATACCTTCTTCTGTTATTGCTTCAAATAGTAAATTTCGAAGACCGGCGCCGAAATTAGTATTAAATACTCGTTCGTTTTTACCTGTCAACATATAGTTAATCAAATTAGCTCGGATCGCTTCTTTAGAGGTATACGTAGAATTAAAAACAGCCCTACCCGAAAAAGGTAGAGCTACTCCTACAGCTTTCCTTGGCTGTAGATCTAAGGGGTTAATTCTTTGAACCTTGTACGCCATTATACGCTAAACTTTTCTTTCTGTTTTCTATCTGCCTCATTAACAATAGCAGCTGCTTTGCTCACAAATCCTAACTGGGATAAGTCTAAACCTATTTTTGGTGCTGATGCTATAGCTGCTTCTACTGCTCTAGGGTCATCGGAAACTGGTTTTACTGATCTACCTTGAGGTGCAAATGCTGCTCTATTAAAACTTTGAGCCATATCTGCTCTAAAATCTCCTCCTAGATTTCTGTAATCTTCAGAAGTCATAGAGGTCCTGGTTTCATTAAGAGCGTCTAACATAGCGTTACCAGTAGGCTTGTAAGTAGGTGTACTTACTTGCTCTTGTACTGGTTGCTGTATTCCGGAGAGTTCTTCTCTAATAGCCTCTCTTACTGCTTCCTTAATAATATTCTTAAAATCAGATGCTTTCATAATTATAAATAGATTTAGCCTAAATATGTGTCGATTCTATGTTTAAGTTCTTCGATAAGTATTTCTGCGTCTGCGCTATAAGATAAAGGTCCTTGTATTGCTACTACTCCGTTTGCATCAATTCCTACTGCGTATCTTTGCTTAAGCGTATTTGTGCTCTCTTTAACTCGTATTTCAATCTTATATCCTCTATAGGTAACCTCTCTACTTGCAAACGTTCCGCCGCTAATAGGTGTTAGTGCTGATGCTATACTCTTAGATAGAGGGTTATCGGAATCCGCTAAGTCCTGTATACACTTACGGAGTAACTCATCAACTACTCGAATAAACGCATCTACTACGTTTACATTAGCAACAACAAATGTTATAGATTTAGCTGCAGCGCAGGTTGATTTATCTAGAGCTTCAATTCGAGGTTCGTACTTAATTATTAAACGATCAGCTGTTCCTATAATTTTATTAAGTAGGGCAGCAATACCTGCAGTGAAAGGAGTTGCTGCAGCAGCAGCGACTGCTGGTCCTGAGGCTATTATAACTCTTTTCAATATATCTACAATTCTACTCAGTACGTTTAGCAAAGCACTTGTTATATTCACTATTGTTTGAAACTCAGTTAATTTATTTTTTACTTGGTTTACTATTCTTGCAAGATTTTGTACTCTATTAATTATCTTTTGAGATATTTCAGGAGATGGACATTGAATTAAATTAAGTACTTCTTCTCTAATTAGATCTAGAATAGGTTCAGTGATACTAGCAATACCTTGTTCAAGATAGTAATTATTTACTTCTGTGGTCTCCTGTGAGGTAAGTTCTTGTAGAGGAGTTCCAAAAACTCCCGGTCTATCGGTGCGAAGATATCTAGCAGTGTTCGGGTGTATTTGTATTCCTGCAATCGGGCTTAGCCATTGAACAGTTTCTTGAAGTTCTTTATCTTCTAATTGCCCTAATCCTTTAATAAAAATCTTCAGTAAATTTGGAGGGTATCCGCTTTTTAATAATACAGAAGAAATAGCTTCAAGAGGTTCGGAATCTGTTAACTTCTCGAGGAATTCTTCGTTCAGGTAGTCACAAGGGTAAAATCCTTCTAGCCCATACCCTGCTAAAGTGTTTGCTACTTCGTCACAAGATAATCTCTTTAATTTGATAATTTCTTGAACAATTCGTTGATTAAGTAGTTGGATTAAACTCCTACCATCACAAGGCTGTACTTTTTGTAATTCTTCTAGTAATGTAGGCATGATTAACTTAAATAAACGGTTTTAGATAATAAAGACTCTTTTAATTTTTGATTACCGTTGTCTATTCTACCTTTTAAGTGATCTTTTAATTCATCTACTGTATCAGTACCAACGTTTAAGCTATTTACTACATCTGATAAAGTCTCTGTTAGTGCTGCTAACCTACTGTATAAATTTTCTAACTCAGTGATTAATTGATCTCCTTTTATTGCAGGATTTCTTGCTGCTGCTGTGAGTAGAACGGTAGGTGCTGCAAGATTGATAGTGTTTACAGCATCTAAATGCACTTGAAATCCTAATAATCCTACGTGCTGTTGAGCGGATAAAAGTATATGTTCTTTACGAGCATTTAAATATAATCTATCACTATTAAAGAGTATTTGGTTACCTGTATAGGAATTAGAACCGGATGGTAGGGTTAATGTTCCGTAACTTGTGAGTCCCTCTCTTTTCCATTCGTGCGGAGCTTGTAAATTTACTTTCTGGTTCTGAAGTAAGTATATAGATGAGGCATCTGTGTTTATGTTTTCAGTAACGTAATTTGTAGCATCTCCTGTTGTGGTTATACCGCTAACGATAGTGACTGTTGATTGGTGTCTTTTTTCTTGTCTACTTATCCAGGGAGTTAACGGTGTCTTAGATCCATCGGACTGTTCCTGTACTAGATTTTCTGAGAATCTTATGCTCTGCCCTTTTCTACCTTCTATAATAACGTCTCCTGGGAATGGGTATAGAGCGTTATTGTCTACTGTTTCTTCCCAACCGTCTTTAAGTTGATTAAGATAGTTACCTATACTCGAACGACCGCCTTGAGGATTGTTCCATATGTTTAATGCAGGTAAGTAATAGTCGCCGGAGACGCTCTTTAGGTCACCTCCGGGTTTAGGTCCGGGAATTAATAGTACAACTTCTCCTACTACAGGTATAGTTTTGAAA